TTCCTCATTAATTTCTTCATATGGTTGAAGATTACAAAGGACTTTAAACTTAACATCCTCAAGATCAACTAATTCCGCCTTTGTTAACTCTCTTAGATTATTCTTATTATAGTAGTTTAACATTGCTGGATTAACAATATTTGAAATAATTTTTTGAGCTTCATTGCTCCATACCATTACTGAAGATACTGCCGGTTTACTCTTTGGTAATACTCTCTTTTGTTTACGTGGTTCTGAATCTTTTGTAAACGGAGGTCTTCCATTTTCTTTAGGCTGTTTTTCTTCTTTGTTTTGTTGCTCTGGTGTTGGCTGAGTATCGACAACTTCAGGTTCTTTTGGTTTTAATGTAGTAACATCATCAATACCAATCTCGCCCTTTTGTAAAGCAATCTTTCTGTACTCAGAATCAATATTGCCATTATGGAATGGATCAGCTTTAGATGGCATTTGTCTTCTATTTCTTTTTCTACCTTCAGTCTTAATTCTTGAGTCTTCAATATCATGAAGTTCACCAAAACGATCTCTCAATGTCTCAACAGAAATTATATCTCTATCAGCGAGTTGTATTAATAAATTCTTTTCAGCGGCCTCATCAGATAAAATCATATGCTCAAAGTGTAATGTTGCTGGAGTCTTGAAACCCATAGCCTTTTGTATGTATACTATTTCTTTCTCCCAGAATCTTTGTAGTAGATCTCTTCCGTACTCTAGTCTCTCTATTAATGTCTTTAAAGATATAAAGTTATTTGTAAACCCGCCAGACTGTCCAGCTAATCCAGTTAGCGTAGGAGGAATACCAAGACCTGCATAGATACTATTAAGAACTGGCTGGTATTTTTCAGCACCTAAGAATTTGTAAATCTGAGTATTACTTTCTTTGAAGTCAATTTCTGGACCCCAAACTAAATCCATAGTACCGCCGCCAACATTACTTGCAAGAATATTTCTAAGCTTGTCAATAGCACCCTTGTTTGGTAGAATCTTATGCTCAAGATTGCCAAGTCTCCACAATCTGATGTTTGAAATAGCACCATCTAATGCTGACATGTCTGCAAGCTTCATCTTTTCAAGCATCATAATATCATCTATGATTGCATTAACCATAGGATTAGCCCATAACTCCCAATCGTCTTTCTTGTAATAAAATACTTCTGTAGCATTTGGATCTAGAGTGATATAATTTTTCTGATTCTTTAAAGCGTCTTTGATAGGACTCGGTAGTTTATCTGCATATTGAGTATTTTTCTCAAATGATTTTCTTACAGAATGAGTAATCTTCATCTTGAAGACTTTCTCTCCGCTAAAAGCACCAGCATATCCGCCATCAACTTCAATTTGAATTGGATTTAAAAAATCATACCTAAGAGGTATATGTTTCTTGGTAACATTCTGCTCCACAAAATTAATAAGATCCTCTTGAGCCTTTGACATTTCTCGCTGTTGCTTTTTATTTATTTTGCCATATCTTTTATGAATGACAACATTGCCGCAGCGATAGAGCATGTTTAAAAATCTTTCTGATCTTTCTCCACCGCCAATCATATTCCACCACTTGCGATAGAATTGCTCAACCTGTTTGTTTGGATGATTAAGACTTATTCCCTGTGACGCAAAATCTCCCATAAGATCTATAACATTCTTTACTATGCCAACTCTATCATATGCTTTCATGCACATTGACATAGCTTGCTTAAAATTACTAGCGGGTTCCTCAAATGGACGGAACCTGTAATAATCGTCCTTCAGAAAATCAGTTCTAACAGAAATGTTTGGTTCAATATCAATGTATGATCTGCGACTTGCAGTTGAACTCATGATTCCATCATAACTATCTACGTTACCAGCAGTTTTATCAAAAGCGGCCCCTTGATCTTCTGCTGATGTCCAGAATATGTATGGATTTTTTTCTTCTTTAGATACTTTATTTTCTGGTGCCATTTTTATCCTCTTAATCTGTATGTAGTTTATTTACAATTGAATAACAATCAGACTAATCTATTATACTCCAGAAATTCTAATAAATGTCATTCATTTGTGAAGTAAACCAATTTGGTCCAGAAAAAGTAGCTCGTTCAAACTTTTTAGTATTATCAACGGCGGCAAAACCACCATAAGCCTTGTATACAGATTGTTTTTCTTCAAAGTTTATACTTCTAGCAGACATATTTGCCATCAAGAGAGAAGAATAACGGTCCTTCCTCATTCTTTTTTTCTTGCCAACGCCAATCTTAACTTCTGGCGTATCCCATCTCATTCTTCCATTTACGCTTTCAGTAACTTCAATAAGTGATAGCTCGTTCTTTAATTCTTCTATTTCCATAACACAGTCTTCTAATGTGTCATACAATCTATTATTTACCTTGTCTTCTTCAATAGAAATACCGATAGTGATAGGATCAAATCTTGGGAATAGCAAAACTTTATCTTCTAAGTCTTTCCTTAGTCCATGATTAGCATCGGAGTACCAATCATACTTTGCGAACTGACACATCTCTAAAATATGTAGTCCTTGTTCATCATCAGATGACTGTGGCTTGTCTTCATCTATTATGGGCCAAATAGGAGTCTCACCTTCTTTTAATTGATTAAAATCGTGCAGTGCTTCTGCTACAGAATAACCACCGCCTTGAGCATCCATTGCTATATGAACAACTGGAAATAAATCCATTAACTCTCTAATCTTCCTAGCACAATAACTGTAGAAATTGTTTTCCTTTGTTAATCCTCTCTTAACTCTTTCTGTATGTTCTTTTCTAGTTGTGGTCCAACAATATACTATTCTTCTATGATCTGGATGTAGCTCTAAAACTACAATACTAAAATTGTCAACCTCAGATGCTGGGTCAATAGCTATTAGATATTTGCCGTTTTTACTGCCACGTAACATAGGGTCAAAATACACAGGTCCGCTCTGTAGTTTTACAGGCTTGATATCTGTGCCAACGCATGACTCTATTAAGCTACGCTTGAAAAATCCTTGACTATCTTTGGTAAATACAGCACCAAATTCCATTAAGAAAATGCCATTATGTACAGTTGCTTTTGATCTGGCAATCTGTCCTTCATCCATGAAACCTCTTGGCACTAAATCAACTGGTATTCTTATAATAGAATAATCATCCCAATTAAAAGAAGCAGGAACATCTTCACCATTAAAGACGTTATTAGATATGTTTTTAAGATCTCCTTTGGTTTCAATAATGGTCTTCCATCTTTTCCAATACTCTGCAAAATGGTTAAAATCATAATATGCTGTTCCTGATAGGATAATTTGATTTGTTTTAGTCTCATCAATTCCTTTTTTCTCGTAAAGTGATGAGGTATCTATGCCACGTTTTTTGGCCTCTTCTTCCATCGCAATTCTCTTAACGTTCTCAACTGGAGAAGCTGAAACAGCCGCGAATCCCGCGATTACGTTCTCGAAAATCTCTCGTGACATACTCGCAAACTCGTCAGCAATAATATCGTTTGCTCGCTGTCCTCGGATTTTCTGACCATCTCCGATGGGCAAGGCAGAAATGGTACTACCATTGATTGTTAATCTACACATGTCTACATCGCGTCTAGGACCGCTATTACTGTCGCATATATCCCTCAGAATAGGAGCATTCTTCCAGATATTCTCCATATAATCATGCAGATACTTCGACTGTCTGAATGCGGCACCAACGACGACTATCTTTCTATTCGGAATCAACATGGCACGTAAGACACAGTACAATGATAATAAAAATGTCTTACCAAGACCTCGACTCCCTACAAGCATAGGGAACTTTCTGTTCCACATCTCTTTCAGGATCAAAGCCTGCATAGGCAATAGGTCAATGTTTAATACGTGCTTACATACAAAAGTGAAATAGTCTGGATTTATAAAGAGGCATGTAAGTCGCTTGTAGAATTCATCTGGATCATCGGTTCTTAATCTCTCAAATGGATTGATAACATATTTGTCATCTACATTGAGATTTAACCATGCATTGTTTAGTTCTTTTATTGCTTCTGATTGGCTCATATAACCTTATCCATAAATCCGTAATATACTGCTTCCTCTGCTGTCATCCACCAATCTGTAAGCTTCTCAATTTTATTTTTTAAAAAGTTGAAGGTCTTCTTCTTATCCATTTCCTTTTCTTTGAAATATGGGCCTTTAACGCATCGTGAGGCATATATGTCAAGCATAACGTCATTTTGTTTTTCTGTGAACTTCAAGCCATTTGCTACTTGTCTAAAATCACCACTATCTTCATAGGTTCCATAATGAATCATAAAATCACAGTGCTTGCTGATAAGTCTCTTGTTTGCGGATTGCGGTATAATAGAACTCATAGATCTAGCATGTGCATAGGATATAAATGTAACATGAGATCTTGAATTAGATATTGCGTCATATATAGCCATACCATAATTCCAACATCCGCCATAACTTAACATCTTCAGTGTAATTGGGCGATTTGAAATGCTATTGAGATAATCTATGTTCTTAATGACATTAACAGCCATTTTAAAATCAACACCAGATTCCTCATACTCCAGGCTAGAATGAATATAAATAATACGACGCTTTACATCTATTGAATTATTATGTATTGCTTCTAACGCATCATTTTTTCTTCTAGGTAATTTCTGACTCCCATTGACTGAGGGTATCATATGTAAATTCCTCTGCATTTTCACGATTGGAACAAAAAACAACTTCTATGTTATTATAGTCATATTCTATCTGAGACATTAACTTTCTTAGGTAATTACCATTCATTCTTACTTTTGCTATTTGAGCCTTAGACATTCCAGAATTATGCGGGAATGTATACACATCAGACTCTGAAAATTCGCATACAATATATGCCTTCCTCAAATCCTTCATTCTATCAAATTCACGATAGAATCTTGCTTTTGCCGTCTTCTTTCCTAGATTGTTAGCTATTTCAGTTGCTGTTGCTTTTCTTTCTATGACAACAAAATCTCTAAGTAGCTCTGTGGTATAATCTCCACAGTCTAGTTTCTCAGAAAACATTTCTACTTCATGAAATGGGAATTCCCATCCATTTTTTTCTCGTGTATCACGAATTATTTTCATTGTGTCTTACGATACCCATAAACAGAACTTCGTAAATATGTTCCTGGTTCTTTATGGATTCGTGGCATTTGTGACATAAGGTAATTAAATTTGTTGGCTCAAAACGCAACATAGACGCTTTGCTCCACGGTTTTATGTGGTGTACGTGTAGTCTTTTCTTAGATTTACAATCCGGCATTTGACAACAGTGTTTATCTCTTTTTAAAACTATTGATCTAACACGTTTATATACCGGATCATGATAATCTCTCATATTTCAACTAATTGAATAACTCTAAAGTCATTCTTTAAGTCCCTAAGTAATCTTTTCGTTGCGGAAGAATCTTCTTGTTCCGTTATGTGGTCGCATAACTCTTTGTATGCTAAGTAACATGCATCATCTGGATTATCTGCTTCTAATTCTAGAACAACAGACTTTTCAGCAAAATAACCCAGTTTCACATTCAACTTTTTTAATTTTGAAAGTGCAGATGTCATGTCTATAATTATTTTGTAATTCATTAATTTTGTAAATCATGTTGCAACATCATTTCGACCAGTTGATTAAATGATGTTTGAGGTTGCCATCCAAGTTGTACCTTTGCCTTGGTATTATCCCCCTTCAAATAATCAACTTCCGCTGGTCTGTAAAATTCAGGATCTTGCACAACTAAACCGCTCCAATCCGAGATGCCAACATGCTTAAATGCTACATCTAAAAATTCTTTAATAGTATGTGTTTCTCCAGTGCATACTACATAATCGTCAGGAGTTTGTTGCTGTAACATTCTCCACATAGCGTCTACATAATCGCCTGCATATCCCCAGTCTCTAAATGCTTCAAGATTTCCTAATCGCAATTGTGGAAATGAAGGATCTTTACCGCTCTTGACAAAATCTCCAATCCATTTTGTAATCTTTCTAGTAACAAATGTTTCGCCTCGTCGCGGACCTTCATGATTAAATAAAATTCCTGCACTAGCATGTACGCCATAAGCATCACGATATAGTCTAACTGCTTCATGTGCGGCACATTTGGCTATAGCATAAGGACTTTGTGGTAAGAATCTAGTTGTTTCTTTTTGTACCTTCTCTCCATTAATTTCATCATAGTTTTTACCAAACATTTCACTACTACTAGCTTGATAAAGCTTAATACTCTTAGATAATCCTGAATCTAATATAGCCTGCAATATATTAAGGCATCCTTGTGCTGTAATATCCCAAGTTAATTTTGGTTGTTTAAAAGAAACTGCTACATGAGATTGAGCGGCTAAATTATAAAACTCAACACCATTTCTACCATGATCTAATAATATATTTAGTATGCTTGAATATTCTGTTATATCGCCTTCTACAATCTTAAAATTGGGATGATTACTCAAATGTCTTACTCTGCTAGTACTATCCGTAGAAGTTCTCCTAGCAACGCCAATTACCTTGTAGCCTTTATCTAATAAAAGATCGGCAAGGTGTGATCCATCTTGTCCTGTAACTCCGGTAACAATAGCCTTTTTGCACTTACAAGAACAATTTCCTTTACAAGCCATATATTCCTCACTTAATTGTTTCTGGTGTCAAAAATGGTTGGTCAACTGTGCCATCAGCATATTCATGATAGTCTGATAAGCGTTCCTTTTCTTTTTCCATTGCTAACCTCATCTTCTCTAGTGCCTTGCCTTCTTGCTCATAGAAGTCGGGATTCCTGAGTATTTTATTCACTAAAGATGAAAGGGTTTGTTTATTACTTTCAAGTTTCTCAATTCTCTGTTCAC